AAGGCTGGGTACACAGACCGCCACTATGAGGCAGACGGCACCTTCATCAACAGGATTGCCGCCGTCGCCCAGTCCATCAAGTTCCTTCCTGGGACTTTGTATTTCCACAATGAGGTGAAGTAATGCCGAAGAGCGCAGCGTGGCAACGTAAAGAAGGGCAGAACCCCAAGGGCGGGTTGAATGCCAAGGGTCGGGCTTCGTATAAAGCGCAGACAGGCGGGACACTTAAGGCTCCGGTCAAGAGTGGAGACAATCCCCGCCGCGCTTCGTTCCTCGCTCGTATGGGCAATATGTCAGGTCCTGAACGCGACGAGAAGGGGCGCCCGACCCGACTCCTTCTCTCGCTTCAGGCTTGGGGTGCTAACAGCAAGGCGGATGCTCGCACCAAGGCCAAGAACATTTCATCTCGCCTCAAGGCGAGTAAGGCTTGAAGCCGCTCAACACTGACATCGCACGCGACCTCGCTCGCGGACGAGATGACATCGAGTTCTTCGCAGAACGTTGGCTCGGTATTAAGGGGAACCCTGGGCAAGTTAGATGGTGGAAAGCGTGCGCCGAGCGTGACGAAACGGGCTACCGCCCGCGCTACATCACGACGGTCGTATCAGCAGGTAACCGTGCAGGAAAGACTCTTGCTATGGCTGTTGTGTGCCTCCATCACGCGCTATACAAACTAGGACTACAGAACCCCACCCCGGGAGACCCAGAGTCCTACCGCCGCTGGAGCGATGCTCCGTACGAGTGGTACCACGTAGGCATCCAGCAAGAGACCGCAGAGCTGGTCTTCCGCGAAATCGAGGCAATCCTCGGCTCCTCGCATCCAGCGCAGAAGGGTCGCGGATGTGCTATAATGCGCGAGCTGGGCAAGGTCATTGACACCCAGAAGAAGTACCGAGGCGAGTACGCGTGGGTCAAGTTCAATCCAATCGTCGGTGGGGCAAGCATCCACTTCCGCACCACACAAGACCGAGCGAAGGCATTGCTCGGCAAGGATATGAACGGCATCTCATTCGACGAGGCGGCCTTTGAGCCACACCTTGTGATGATCTACCAAGAGGTGCTCAACCTCCGCCGACTCTCCACTGGTGGTCCGCTCCACTTCATCGGGACACCGAGCGAAGGCATCAACGATTACGCAGAACTCTGGGAACGCGGGAATCCAGAGAACCCATCGCGAGATGACAAGTTCATCTCCTTCCGCCTCTCCACGAGGGACAACGTCGGGTACGGTCTGACACAGAATAACTTTGACGACGTGATCCGCCAACAGGCGGAGTACCTCATCCCACAGAACATTGACGGATACTTCATCGAGGCGAGGGATGCCTTCTTCTGGAGCCAGTCAATCCTCGCGGCATACAAGCCGCTAGAGGATGACGTGAAGCCAGTGAAGAACCACCGCTACATCCAAGGCGTAGATCCCGGCATCTCACACGATGCGACGTGGGCGATCACGCTGGACATCACCAGCCGATCCAAGATTCGCGGAGTGCGAGTCAGGAAGCGCGGCGGGAAGCAGAGCATCTCTGCGGTGGTGAATATGGTCCGCGAGGGCCATCTCCTCTACAGCCAAGACGGCGCCTTCTGCACGACCATCGTGGACTCCACTGGTCTCGGCGGCAGGCTCTTCCAGCAGGAGTTCTCAATGATCCGCCCGCTCCGAGGGTTTGACTTCGGTGGCACCAAGGCGAAGAAGGTGGAACTCCTCAACGATCTGAAGGCAGTCATCGACAAGGGTCAGATCGAACTCCCAGTCGGCGGTGTTTGGGACGAACTCAAGCGACAGCTTCTAGCGTATCGGCTAGATGACAAGAAACTAGAACAAGACGCCGTAATGGCGCTGGCAATCGCGGTGCGACACGCGCTGCGGAATCCTGAGAAGGGCGTGGAGAATCCAACCTTCACCTATTTTGGAGCAAGTGATTAATGGCTAAAGTTCGTAAGATTCCAGCAGTGTTCCAGGATACGCGCGGCGTACCAGGTCAGTACACCACTGACCCAGAGGTCGCAAAGCCAGAGCAGATTGCTGCCATTGGCGAAGCCATCGACAAGGCGCGACGACTACAGAAGGGCGCAGTCATCAGCGACCGCGTTGCCCGAACTGCACCGCTTGCCACATCACCAACGAAGGTCAATCGCTCTGGCGGCGGATCCCTCGGCTCCCCAGCCGGGGCAGCCAACGGACCATTGCCGAAGTCGGCTCCAATCGCTACAGAACCATCGTCTATGAACGCAACCTCCAAGGGCAGCCGCCGCGCCCCTGGAGGTTTTTCTGCTGGTCTGCGTGGCGGTCAGGGCACCCTCCGCATCCAGCCGAACGTAGAGAAGCTCTCGCCATCCGAGGCTGCATCGCTCAAGATGCTGGAGTCCTCGCTCGTTGCGCAGGAGATTGATCCGAAGAACAGCGACGACTACACGCTCCTCCAAGAGATCCTTGGTCGCAAGCAGTTGGTCGATCCAGAGCAGAACCGCCTCAAGGCGCTCTTCCGCCGTATGGACAACCTTTACCACCCAGAGACCGTCACCCTTGGTGGCGCCGACCACTGGTCCGATGATCCAAGCGCCCGCCTCGCTGGCCGCGCCCACGTCTCGGTCAACATCCACCACGCCTACGTCCAGATCCCTGCGGCGATTCAGGCGGTGCGACCAGTCATCAACTACGTCCCAACTGGTCAGACGCCAGAGGACCGTCAGGCTGCGCAGTGGCGCGAGCAGATCTACTTCCGCTGGTGGGAAGCCAACGATATGGACCTCCAGTTGGAGCAGGCTGCACTCCTCAAGGAACTCTACGGGCACACCGCTGCCAAGGTCTATTGGGATCCGATTGAGCGCGTGCCAAAGATTACGATCATTGAGCGACCAGAGAACCTCTACCTCGGCTTCGGCAACAGCGACTACAACCGACTAGATTGGGCGCTCTACACCTACGGGATGTCGCCACAGTCCATCCAAGAGGACTACGGCGTCAACGTCATCCCTGTCAAGCAGGGCGAGAAGTGGTTCCCGTACACGAGCCGTGGTAGCCACGACGACCCAATCGGCAACGTGTGGGCGAACGCCTTCGAGCGAAATCCGCTCCGACGCGAGACTGCTTACGAGCAGATGCAGATCGAGGTCTACGACTACTGGTACAAGGTTGCACAGGGCGCAGGCAATGCGCCGCTGGTGTACAATGCAATCTACGTGGGCAATACCCTCGTCAAGAACGAGGCACATCCAGAGTACGGCGGACAGATCCCGTACATCCACCTCCCGAACGGGAAGATCCCAGGCAGCCCATACGGCAAGCCTGCGCTCTACGATCCTGAGCAGCTCCTCCGCGAGAAAGACGAACGGGTCACTGCAATGGCGCAGATGATCCAGTCCATCGTCGGTGGTCAGATGTGGCAGTTGGTCGGAGCCGAAGCGCCTGACGAGGTACCGCCGAACGCGCTGCCAAAGCCGGGTCGCGTGGCAACGCCTGGTCCAGGCAACGAACTCCGTGCCATCCAGCCGTTCATTCCACAGTTCCAGATTGAAAACTATGTCGCCCGCATTGACCGAGAGTTGACCGTGGCGACTGGACTCAACGACTTGCTCCTTGGCCTCGCGCCCGCGCAGGTGCTTGGTTCGTCCCGCGCCATCGCCGCGCTCATTGCCAACTACGAGTCCCGCCTCGCGCCAAAGCGCAAGGTGTTCTACTCGTGGATGAAGAAGGTCTGGGAGATGTGCGCCCGCATCTGGGAGGCAAAGGACCGCGACGTCAAGCGCCTCATTGCTGGCGAATACCGCATTGAGATCATTGCGCCAGAGCTTACCCCGCGAGACACGCTGGAACTTGCCAGCACCGCGATCAACCTTGTACAGAACCGACTATGGTCGGCAGAGCGTGCGATGGACCGCGTGGGCGTGGAAGATCCAGTTGGCGAGAAGGAGCTCATCCGCGACGAACAGACGGATGCCACCCTCAACCCAGCCGCTGTTGCCACGATGGCGCAGGTTGCTGGTCAGATGCAGCAGATGCAGATGATGCAGCAACAGGCCCAGATGGAACAGCAGCAGGGCGCGATGCAGAACCAAATGGCAATCACGCAAGAGCAGGCGCTCAACGCACAGCGTTCCTTGTCTGGAGCAGTTGCTGGAAGCCAGTCACTGAACCAGCCAGAGAACCAAGCGCAGTTGCCGCCTGAGGCAAATGCTGCCAACGCAGCAGCTCCGGGAGAACAGAATCTCCTACCAGCCCCAACCGCTACTAATGAGGTACAAGCATAATGGCACGACGAGGACGATTCGGTCGATCTGAAACTGGCGCAAGCGATCTTTCACAGACGATCCGTTCGCTTGTCCAGCAGCAACTAGCGGCTGAGGAGCAGATGCTCTTCAAGGCGTTCTACGAGGGCACGTCGTTTGGCGGATCCGTTCCGTCATACTCCGATCTTGTGTCCTTCGTCAATGAGCGAATTGGTCAGGGATCTTCAAGCGACGCCCAGATGGCCTACTACGAAACCTTGCTAAATCAGGCGAAGAAGTTTGAAGTAGGTAACACCTTCAAGGATTTGGAGTCCTCATTCTATGGTACCCAGGGTCAGAACTACGACGAGATGGTTAGCTTCCTCAAGGGCGAAGGGTCTGAGTACGGCAACCAGCTTTATAAATTTACAAAAGATTACGTCACTACCTATCTGGCCGACGATCTTGCTGGGGACCGAATTGACGAGGCAGAGTTTATGAGCCGCTCACAGAGCGCACTCAATGCGTTTGTTGATAACGCGGCACTCTACGACGACGTGAAGTATGACGTTTACTCAGAACTATACGAATACCAACTTAAAGAACAGGGAGACATCCTTGCAAGAATTAACCCATCCAAGGACAAGCAGGTCATCAAGGCAAATGAGGGTCTTCTTGAATTCTACCGTGGCTGGGAAGCCAAACTAAACGAGAATGGAATTGCCGGTGACTTCCTTGACACTGTGAAAAACAACATTGCCACAACTAAATTTAAGGTGCAAGAGCAAAAGCGAGTTGCTGCGGACAATGCTGCAACAGCCCTTCTTAGCAGCAGAAAGTCAGCATATGAAAACGCCCAGATAACGCTAGACGCATTTGCTAAGGAAATTGCTGGTTCAATTGGAATTGATTCAAGCGCAGAAGGATTTGGGTTTAATGACATTCCTGCGGTTACCATTGCGTCCGTCCTAGATGACTTTAATCCAACCTATCAATCACAAATTAGAATGGCAATTAATGATCTCCAGAAAAACGCCTCTGCATATTCTCAGACACTACAGTCGCAGGGAAACCGTGCTGAGGCATTGCAGATCCGCGACGTTTCTACCGCTGCTAAACTTGCTTCTGGTCAGGACGTTTCATTTGAGCGATACGTCAAGCAGTCAGAACTTAAGGACGCTTTGATGGCCGCCGCAGATGGATATCCATCTGACGAGCTTGCTGTCACTAGGGATTGGGTGGGGTTCCTTCGCGGGCAAACCACAGCATCCTTCGGGGGTGGGTTGCAGCCAGGAACTGACCGATCTGGACAAGAGGTTAGGACAAACATTGAGAACGAGGCCAGTGCATTTGAAGCTGCACTACAGGGTAAGTCTCTTGGGATTATTCCAAAGCTTTGGTTTGACGATTTCCAGTCAGCGCAACTTTCGCAATCTGCCCTACCTAATTCAGCCAAGGATTTCTACGGTCAAGAATTTTCTGGAGACAATAAGTTTACGGCAGCGGAATTGTCAAATATTAGAATCTCAATTGATCTAGAAAAGAAGATTGCCAGTGGACAAACTGTAATTCAAAAAACCAAAAACCCTGACGGTACGTACAGTACAAATTACATTCAGGCTGGCGTTCCAGCCCCAGGGGCTGGCAGGCTGTACAAGATGGAACAGACTGCAAGCGGTGCTGTGGTTACGGTTGTATACGATGGCGTTCCAATTTACGGAGCAATTGCTGGAAATCCAGACACTGGTCGTCCGTGGGGATTTGCCTATGAGACTAAGGGTGGTACGCTCTATGCGGACGCAGCGAGTGGCACCGTATACAAAAACCCACCAATCGACATCAATAAGATTAAGCAATCTGGTGCTGGAAATTTCCTGATTACGTCCGACATCGTAACGCCAGTACCAGGTGAAAATGGCAATTTGATTATTCCAGGAGTTAAAACTTCTGGTACTGGAACTCAGGCAAGCTTGAATGACTTTGTTGATTCGAACGCCATCAGGGCAATTGAGAATCAAGGTATTAATCCCTACGCAAGAGTTTCTGCTGAGGATCAAAGAGTTAAGGATCAGGCTGGAATCCTTGCAAATCTTAAGAACATCAGGGACTCATTGCCAGCAGTGTCTCAGCCAGATGCTGATCTAACGATTAGAAAAATTGAAACGTCTCTTAATGCTTTGACTGGTAGGTCAGAAGACTCTGGCGTACGTATTGCTCAGATGAACGCCGATATGGCAAAACAGCAGGCCGAAGCCTCAAAGACAACTATGGCTGCAACTTCATCTATTCAGCAAAGAGGACAAAGCCCACTACTAGTAAACAACCCGTTGGCATTTGACCTTGGGGCACGAGAGGGTCTTAAGGGACCTATCGGGACCCCGGAACAATACAATGTCTTCTTCCGTGAGCTTGGAAAGCTGGCTGGCAGTGTTGGACAGGGCGCACTACAGGCTGGTGGCGCACTTGCGTACGGAATCCCAAGCGCGGTAGGTGGTGCACTATCTGCTGGAATTAACTTTGTTCTACCAGGAATTCCTGGGTCTTCTGGATCTGGCGCAACCTCGCTTGCTCCAAAGGAATTTGCCCCAACTGGGCAAGTAAATCCTCTTTCAGTTCGACCACTTCCAAAAGGAACGCCAAGGACTACATCCCCTGGCGCTGGTCTCTCTCTGACGGCGCAGCCGTTTGTTGAGTTCCGTGCTGGAGAGCGCGCAAGTGGAACAATCTCAACACCAAGAACTACGACTAAGACGGTAGCGCCCCTAGGCGGAAGGACGGTACGGTAATGCCAAGCCTTTCCGGCAAGGGTAGCGGCGGTAAGCAGGTATCCTCAGCCCTTAGCAGTCTTTCTCTTGGCGCTGGGTACGGTTCACCTAGTGGAACGCAGAGCCGATTTGGACCTGGGGTTGGTCGTGCATCGGTAGACGTATCTAAGCCAGAGACATTTGGCCAGTCACTTGAGGGATTAGGCAAGGGGATCCTTGGGGTTGTCGGATCAATCCCGCTTGTCGGTGGAATTGCTAAGGGTGCGCTTGAGCTTGGTGGTGGCGCTATCGGCGGTGTCGGATCTGCGATTGGATCGTTTAGGCCAGTGGAAACTGGTCCTAGCGTCGGGGACGTGGTATCAGGAATCCCAGGTGCAGCACTTGACGTCATCAGTGCTCCGTCCAAGTTTGTCCAGAAGGATCTTATTGCCAAGGACACTGCACGCAAACTCAAAGAGGGGAACCTCAACGACGGATTTAGTAATGCTTCAGAGTACTACAACGTTCCTGGAATTAAGCAACTGCTCAACAACAACGCCACACAAGACGAAATTGCTGAGTTTATTTACAACGAGGGGCTGACATTTGGCGCCAAGCCAGACATCGCACGCAACCTTGTCCTCGGACTCGTTACTGATCCATTGACGTGGGTTCCATTTGGCGCAATTGCTTCTGGCGCAGCCCGTGCTGGAGCACTGACAAAGGCCGTAAGGGTTGGGGAAGTACTTGCCGCACCAGACGCCAAGTTCTGGCAAGTCTGGCAACCAGTCGGCGCAGTCTACAATGCCATCACTGGGATGACCAGCGGGTCCGCTCGCGCCGTTTCCAGCGTTCTTGCTGGTAAGGCCGCTGGCGTATTTGAACTTGCCTATAAGGCATCTAACGCCAAGAGGTATGTTGGCGCTCTATCCAGAGTTGCTGGCGGGGATGCGGATCAAGTCGTTTCGGAGGCGTCTCGTCTAACTTCATACACTGCAAGTCGATTTGCCAAGGCTGGAGCCGCAAGACTTGTAGCTGAGGAGTCCGCTCTTGCTGTTCGGGGAAGTTCGCAAAGCCTTGTTGTTTCAATGTCTGAAGAACTTAAAACCCTTAAGCCACGACTGACTAGCACCAACGAAGAGCAGATTGCCAATGAGGCAATTAAAATCTTGAACAAGCCGATTGCTGATGGGGATGATGGTTTGGTTAACACTCTTAAGGCAATGGGCTTTAAGGACAAAGAAGTTGAAGAACTTGTAATTAAAGTAATTAAGTCTACAGGAGAAGAAGACCTAATTGCAATTTCAAACGAATACCAAAAGAATTTCCAAAGAAGTGCCGTCCTGGTAAAAAGCCCAAAGGAGGCAGAAAGCCTTCTTGCCACACGTGCAAGGACACAGGGTCGGGCCGTTACTACGGCTGGCGTGCGCGAGGCAATTGCCTCAAAGCGTGAATTAACTGCGTTTACAAACCCAAACAACATTGACGCCGCACGGCAATACGTTGTCTCCAACCTACGCTATGGCCTAAGCCTTAGCGCAGAACAGGGAGGACGACTATTTGACGACATCATTGCACCGGCTATCCGAGCGGGGCAAGTGGACGACGCACTAGACTTCCTTGATCTTACAAGGATGTCTTCCTTTGGTCGGCTGGCTGAGGGTATTGCCACGATTCGACAGACGTTCAAGGGTGGACCTGGCCAGCGACTGACCCTGATCTCCGCCCGTTCGCTTACACAGGGTCGCGCGGACGAACTTCGGGTTGCGATCAAAGCTGCCAAGGGGAATCCAGCAGCTATCCAAAAGATTGTTGGCGACGCTGCAAACCAATACTCCGATCTCTACGAAGCATTCGGTGGTAAGAACCTTGCTCGCCTCAATGCCGACGAACTTGCCGAGGATTTTGCCAAGTATTTGGATGAAAGCAAGCCATCGTTTGTCCGTGGCATCACCGAAGAAGATGTCCTTGAGTTGACGCCACAGGCGCTCAAGTACCAAGATGAGGCACGGGCAGCAGGGTATGAACTTGGCATTGCCCCAAAAGATGGGGTAATCGAGAAGGTAATGACATTGACCGACAAAATTGGGCGCGAATATCAAGCTAAGACATTCTCTCCGTTTGCCGACCTTGTGGACGACGTCTTTGTTGACCCAACCAGCCTTGGCCAGGCAACGCTAACGTACAAGCGCAACGCCGTGCAATCGGCATTGAACTATACCTTCCGTCGTCGCTATGGTGCCATCATTGCGGAAAAGGTGCGTGATCGATGGATTACAGAGTCTAACGGTATTGGGATGACTACAAGAGAGGCAAACGAAACCCTGCGCGTCATTAGAAATCTAGCTGACGAGCAGCAGATCCTTCCTCGCGGTCTTGCCCTTGAGCAGGCGCTTGGCGCAAATAGCTCACTGGCAAAAGCAATCAACGCCTCACTAAGCAAGGAAGCAATCCTTCGTATTTCCGAGCGCACTGGGGTCCCGGCAAACGATGTCTGGAAGACAGTCTTTATGAACATCTTTAAAGCGTACAACGGCGACCTCTCTGATCTTGGGCTTCTGCCAAAGTTTACCTCGTGGGTAAAAATGAATCTCCCAGGGATTGCAATTGTAAGCGATAACGCTTTCCCTCGATTTAGGTTCGGCGTTGCAAACCCAGCGTTCCGAACTGGTCAGGAAAACATTGAACCAGTTTTCTTTAGGTTCACAACTGGATCTCGCGTTATGGAGGAAAGAGTTGCTGGGCTTACCAAAAACAGTATTCGAACTCGTGCTATACTAGGTGAGTTTGCAGATCACGCTCAGGTTGGAGACGCACAAACTGCATTTATGCAGGCTGGAAATCAGGCTGCTATTCGCATTGCTAATAAAGAGCCAATGGTAATGGAAGCCCTCGGCAAGTTGGCAAAGGGTCAGGTTGGCGTCAAGGATGTTGGGCTTGCAATTAACAGGAGCAGGCTTGCGGTTGATAATCGTAAGCTTCGTGCCCTTGAGGCGATTATTTCCAAAGGTATGGCACGCAGGTTCTATGGTGTCCTCAATGATGAGTCCCCACAGGTTATTGCATCGGTCAGCAAATTCCTTGGGACTTCCGACCCAGAAAAAATTGCTTACTATATTGGTCTTGACTTTATTTCAAGGACAGACCCAATTGCATTGCGCGAACTTATTAAGGTCGGAGAGAAACTTGGCCTTGAAAAGCTTGCCCCAATCCCGCTTAAGACGGCAGAAGAGCGAATGCTTTACCAGAACGTTGTCGAGGCGGCGCGAACCGCTGCGGCACGAGAAGGTGAGCGAGCACGTCGCGCGATTTACTTTGACCCAAACCGTCCCTGGTGGGAGCGAAGCCTTAATCACCCATTCCTAGGAATTTATCCGCTCTCGTATATGGTCGGAAAGGTTATCCCTGAGTTTGTGCGCTTGATGATCAAGACGCCGTTCCCAGGAAAGCTTGGCGGAGACCGTCTCTTCCTCGGACTTCAGGCGCTGGACAACGTCTCTGATGCTGTCATTGCCGCAGAGAAGTACGACCCAGAGTTCAGGACGTGGATTGAGGACAACCCAGAAGCCTGGATGCTTTTGACGTGGCTTGTCCCATATACGCCAGACAACATCGGCTTTGGCTTCTCTTCAACGGTTAGAAAGAATGTCATCGGACAGGGCCTTAAGGGAGAGGGGCTTGATGTTGCAAACATCCCACAAGCCGCATTTGAACAGTTTATTGGCGCATCACTTCCAGGAGTCTGGAGGATGGGCTTCAATGCTGCTGAAGACATTGCCAAGGACGTCCCAGACCTAACCGAGGGCGCACCAGATGTCCTCGAAGTACTACAAGGTAAGAATTAACCTCCGCGCTGTGCGGGGGAGGAAATAAAAAAGGAGAAATGCTGTGGCTGACGAAGTCGTAAACAGCGCCCCGGTTCAGTCGGATGAGGTAGTAGCCCCAGAGGTTGCTGCTGTTCCCACTGAGAACGAGGCGGATGTTACCACTTGGAAGAAGCGCCTAGCAGGCAAGGATCAGGCACTCACCGCAACGAAGAAGGAACTCGACGAGTTCCGTTCTAAGGCGGAAGAGCTTTCACGCTGGAAGGCAGAGCAGGAGCAGGCATCAATGTCTGAGTTCGAGAGGGCGCAAGCCAAGATTCGAGAACTTGAGCAGAAGGCTGCAACCGCCGAGCAGGCTGTGAAGGAAGAGCGCCTAGCACGGGAATACCCACTCGCGTATCAGTTTCTAAAGGACACCAGCAATCTTGATGAGGTTGGCCGCGCTGCTGCGCTGGAAAACTTCGTTAAGCAGGCTGCTGCTGCAACTGCAACGCCAGAGTCGGCTCCTTCGCCAGTGGATCCAAACAATGCGCGTCGGGCAACTGCCGCGCCTATTGAAAAGCCCAACTCTAAGAGCATCTCTGATGCGCTGAAGGCGTTGGGGAATCCATTCGCTGATAGATAAGGAGTAGCACAATGGCTACCACAACTACCAGCACGTCAAACTTTTCCGATCTAGTCACGCAGCTTGTTGCTGCACGGGCTGAAGAGGAACTGCGCGCACGTGCTGTTCACGCGATGCCAGGGATGTACGTCCCAGCTCGCTTCATCAAGGGTACGAACACCCTTCGCTACGCTCGTTATGCTGACCTCGCGGTTAGCACGACGGTGCTGACGGAAGGCACCGCCCCAACGGACGATGCCCTCACGATCTCATCCGAGTTCTTCACCGCTGCGCAGTACGGCGCAACCGTGGCGATCTCGGACCTCGCCAACCTTGACTCGCCACACGACCTCATCAGCATCGCTGCTGAGCGTGTTGCTTACAAGGCTGTTCGCTCAATGGACCACCTCGTCCGCGACGAGATCTTTGGTTCCGCACTCACCAGCGCCGTCTTCGGCGCCACGGGTGCAACCACGCTGACCGCCAACACGGCGAACAGCGCGGTCGCTACGACGGGCCTCCTTTCGGGCGCGTTCGTCAAGCAGATGGTTGCCCGCCTCAAGGGCAGCAACGTTCCTCAGTTCGCTGACGGCACGTACCGCTGCATCATCCACCCTGCGCAGGAGTATGACCTTGTGTCAGACACCAGCGTGAACGGCTGGATCGAGTCGCGCAAGTATGTGGACAACACCAACCTGCTCACGGGCGAGATTGGTATGTTCGCAGGCGTGCGCTTCATTGTCTCCTCGGACGCCAAGGTCTACGCGACCGCTGGTGCTTCGAGCGGCAACGTGTACAACGCTCTGTTCCTCGGACCAGACGCTTACGCGATTGGCGACAGCCAGACCCTCCAGAGCTACTTCGTGGCTCCGGGTGGTGACCACTCCGACCCACTCGCCCAGAAGGCGTTGGTCGGCTACAAGATGCGCTTCGGCACGCTCCTCCTCGACGAGGCAGGCGCTCGCTATCGCATCCTGAAGACTCAGGCTACGGTCTCCGTCTAATCGGTACTGGGGGTTCCGATGACCCGCTCCCCTCTTAACTGAGGGGGGCGGGACCCCCGCCATAAAATCAACGTAGAGGCATCCAGGACGCGCCAGGAGCCACGAAAGGGTCGGGGGTGGTATCTAGATACCCCCAGAGCACGGCGAGGCTCTATGCTCGCTCAGGAGGGTCGGATGAACATTCTCGTATGGGGTACTGCCGAGCAGGGACCTTGCGCCTACTTCCGTGGTCATATGTATGACGAAGAGTGGAAGAAGATGGGCATCAACGTCAGACACATTGACAAGGTCAACTTCATCGCCAAGGACGGCGCACAAGGACTCAGTCAAGCGGAGGCAATGGCGAAGGGTCTGCTGTCAGTAGACACCAGCGACATTGACTGGGCAGACGCAGTGATGTTCCGCCGCTACTACAACTGCTCCGCCAAGTGCAACACCTGTGGCGCAGCGACAAAGGATCAAGCAAAGATCCTCGTCCACCCACACAAAATGGAGTTCCGCGACAGCATCACCGAGTGGATGTGGCCAGCCTTTGAGGCTGAGAGCAACAACAAGGCGATGATCTACGAGACGGATGACAACCACTTCCAGATCCGCACGTGGAACGGATACTTCCCAGACGTTCAAGCAGAGCGACCGCTCATTGAGCGAATGGCCAAGAGGGCTGACCTCGTTACCGTCAGCACAGGTCCAATCAAGACTGCGTATAGCCATCTCAACGACAACATTAAGGTCATCAGAAATGCAATCGATCCTTCGATTTATACGACTAGTGCTACACGCCCAGAACACGGCGGTGACAAGCCACGCGTGG